GGGAACAAAAATTCGATTGACTCGTGCTTATGACTTTAGACCTGCTGGTACAATTTTCAATGATACTCGTACAAGTGTTATCACGCATTCATTATTAGCAGATAATCAAGCATTTAATGGTTCAAGAGATACCAATAGTCTGCACATGGGTGATGCGTATTTGTGTCTATGGCATCCTAATCTTGGTCGCCCTCATACATTCTATTCTGATTCTTCAAGAACATGGTTAAATCCACTTACTGATAGAGCAGTACTGTCAAAACCATTGAACAGTATGCCCGAACATTTTGAAACCGTACATTACCACGACGCAACGTACTATGCAAGTTTAGGTCCTTTCGCATTCAATATCGCTACACCGACTAAACCCAGTACTATACTTACTAAAGCACCATCAGGTGCAAGTACTCCTACTGCCCCTATGACTGTAATAGGTAATGGAACAACGAACGCATTTAGTAGTACGGTTTCTCTTTCTGCTAATAAAATATTATCTCAAATTAACACTGGTTCTTCACCTGCTCTTGCAGTATCAGATTTGATAAACATTGACGATGAAACTTTTTCGATTACTGCCATAACAGGGTCGCATACAATTACGTACACTAATCCTAACGGCGGTGGTGCTCAATCAATTCTTGCAACTGTATATACATTAGAACGAAGTGCGGCACATACAACTATTGATTCAAATGTTAAAACTGGGGCTGATGGTTCTACATCTTCTGCAACGCAATCAAGTGGTGCGCCGTTACTGAATCACTATTGGCCTTGTGGAAGCCGTGGTGGTCCTTTAACAAGTAGACTCGATGGGTATGGGTATGTATCAGCCTCTTGGGATTATCCGTTAGAATATACTTCTGATGGTCCTGTATGGGTTGACCATGATGACGATGGTTCATACGCTGTATCATTAGGAATAACAAAATCAGTTTATGATAACTTTACAGATGCTACTTGTGATACTTCAAACACGGATGCTACTGTTACAATAGATTCTACTACTAAGTTAGCAGTAGGTATGGGAGTAAGTGGTACAGGTATAGCAAGTGGTGCAACCGTATTATCTATCACGAATGCTACTACATTTGAATTGAGTGCTAATGCTACTGCCTCTAATACAAATACAACTCTTACTTTTACTCCTGTAAAAACACGAACACGACCATTCGGTTACCGCTTCTCTCTACGTCAACCATACAACAAACCTCAATGGGCTTTGTATGGAATGAGAGCATATCGAGAAGCGAGTATTACTGGTTCTAACACGATTGCTGGTTATCAACACGGTCCTCTTGTACAGCAAGAAACTCAAACATGGACATATGCAGGTGGTTCAGGTTTGGGTAACTCTACTTATCCCAACACATACGTTGGTATTATGGAACGACAAACAAACTTTAGCGGTATGCTTGGAGTCGATAAACCAGAATGGCAAGTGCGTTATGGAAACGGTATGCGTATGACAAGAGCATTTGGATGCCCTGTACGAACATTACGTAATGCATCTACAGTAGTAAGAGATTGGTGGGGCGATGCTACTGGGAAGAGTATTGATTCAATTCATGATGCTGTAAAATACTATCTTGTTGACTGGTGGGGTAACACCCGTGGTGAAGATATACGCCGTTATCCTGTACGTGGGTTTGGTATCAGACCCGCATGGGATAGTGCTGATGCATATGAGTACGATAGAGTAAGTGACAGAACTCCATATCAACGTCTATACAATAATGGTCAACCACTTGTTAACTTGAAAACTATAACTGATTTAGCAGATTCAAATGTAACAGACGGATTAAAAGTACCAAGATTTGGTGGTCGTCTTAACAATGTTAACAACAACGATGCTAATAATTTAGTCGATGTATTCATGCCAACTCATGCTCAAAGAATAGGAGACATGGGTAACGGGCGAGGTGTTCGATACCCAACTGCATTTAATGAAGATTTGATTACTGATGTTGATGAACCGTATCATACAACAGGTGTAGTGTTGTCACACAATACCGCTGAACCGAATACATCAGAAGGTTTGATACGAGCAAGAAATGACGTACTGCAACCTAATGAAGTTCCTCGTGGAATAAGTGCTCGACTCGGTATAGATGAAAATGGACTGTTAAAACCAGAAGCCGTAGCAAGCGATAGAGTAGAAGATTTCAGCGGTGAGACACCACACAAGGATGCTGTAAGTCGTTCAAGTCCACGTATAGGTATTGACGGCGAAAACATAGAAGGTGTGGACGACAACATGATGGCAATCAATACCGAAGCACATAGTCTACACACAGACAGAAACGTGGGACAGCGTGTTGTTCTGCAAGGTGGATTGACCGCTGGTTCGCAAACATTAGGTAACTACGATTTGACAAGTTTGACTTTCGCTGGACAGCCACAAGGCGGTGTCATGCGTTACACACACACTTCCAACTTCAATCCTTTAGGTGGTACATATTTGGCCGAGACTCGTAATTACTTGTCTCCTGTAAGCGACAAGGATTGGGGTGCGTTTACAGATGCTACTTGCGATACGAATCACTCATCAGGATTGTCTGATGGTTCTTCTACGAGTGTAAGGCATATCACGATGGATTCTACTGCTAAATTAGTAGTAGGAATGACGGTAACTGGTACTGGTATTCCTTCAAGTGCCACAGTAGCCGCTATAAATAACGCTACATGTTTCACTCTTAGTGCTAATACAACTGCTACTAATGCAAATACAACACTTACATTTGGACCTCCGAATCTACATAGTAGTAATCCGTATGCAACAAGCACATTTGTAGGTACTTCTCAAACAAACTATACAGATAAAACTATCACGTATATGCTTAGAACAGTAAGACTACTTGACAAGCAACACGTAGAAATTTTTAGACCTAACAATGCACTTCACTCGTCATCCCCGCAATATGGTGCGAATTACTTCTCCGCTACTGGTGGTGGAAAGTATGGTCTATTCTTGTATGAAACCAGTAACGGGAGAGCAACATCAGGTCTTTACATAAGAGGAACAAATCCTGATTCCAATCCACCCTATGCACCTGCGTATGTGATGAAGGTTTCAGCGAGTGATACTGTCCCTATCAGTAAAGGACCGAAGATTATTGGAATAAGTGATACGTCATTCGATTCTTCATTACTCAATAATGAAGTTACAAGACTCGTCATAAGTGAAAATACATTGCAACATTATCGTTCTGATGCACCAAGAAGGCGTTCTCGCATTGATAGTGATGAGAAGGTAAAGCGCATGGACTTTACCGTACTCCCACGGTTCTCACAAGCCCTGCACCCTAAAGGACATAAAGGAGATGTAACCTACAACACATCAGACCACACAGGTGATGGCTCATGATGGATTACGACTTTTGTGATTGTTGTACTCCTATGGAAAATGCATTTGCATTAATGAAAGCAAAAAAGAAGAGTAAGCCGTTTCACGGTTATAACCCTAACAAACATCATCGAAAGGGTGGCTTGAACGCTAAAGGTCGTGCCGCCGCCAAGCGTAAGAGTGGTGCAAACCTCAAACCTCCCGTGACAACCAAACCAAGTAAACTCAAGCCCGGTTCAAAGAAAGCAAAGCGTCGTAAGTCGTTTTGCGCTCGCATGTCGGGTGTCAAAGGCCCGACCAGCAAAGGTGGTAAACTCACACCAAAGGGAGCATCCTTGAAGCGATGGAACTGTTGAGGGCTTGATATGATATTTGAGAAGGCGTGGAACTTTCTCAAGGCTTTACGCCAATCCGAATTGGGTGAGTTCCACCCCGACTTTCCGAGTTCGTATGGGCCGATGACGATGCTTTCCAGTCAACCCACTCAAGCAACCATAGACAGTAGGATGAACGACCGAGTTCGTTTTCAAGACTTTGACAAAAAGCACACACAACCTTACGAGTCGTTTGTCCATCAAGGTATGACAGGTAAACCTCCTTCTCCTAATGCTTTAGATTGGGAAAAAGCGTTTAGGGAAAAACAACCCCACATCATACCCTTTAACTTTGAAGAAGGAGACACAGGGAATTGGTTTCGGCCAGCAATGCAACGAAGTCCATCTTCTGTGAGAAATCACAAAAAAATGTTGGAAATGATGGGTTTTGGCCCATCGGTAATCAGTTATGGCAGGGATAACCCGCACAGAACAGTAGGTGTTCGTATGCCTTTAGACGAATCAATGGGAATGTTTCGTGATAAAGGTTATGAGAATGAGGACGCTGAAGCCTTCATCTATGGCGACATTCCACCCGAAAGGCTCGTTATGGTTCCCGGTATGGGTGATACAGTCAATACTTGGCCGGGTGGCTTAGGGAGGGTTGACGAATGACCGTCATAAAAAATACTACTACTGGTCGGTTTAACACCGATGTTAGTGAAGTCATGAGCCATGTACGTAAGCCCGTGTTTGTTGACAATGCTGTTCATCATGCTCGTGTAAGCGTACAAACTTCATCGAAGCCAAAGATTACTGTAGAAAAAAGCAATACCCGCACACTACAGGTTATGCCTCAATCATCGTATCAGATTGTTGAGGGTGAATCAGGAGTACAGATTACACACGCTCAAACACCCGGTCATGAGTACACCGGTAAGCCATATTTTAATGGTGAAAGTTTATCTTCAAGCAACATTCCAATCCTTCTATACAATGAACTGCGCCCTTCCGAACGTTTAGTTCTAAAATCTATAGAAGATAGTACAATAGGAATTTTTGGGCATCTACAGAATATGAAAAGTCGTACTCTTGATGACATAGGATTTACTCATGATGCCGTGAAAATGGGACAGCCTCTCGATATTGGATTAAGAACAACAGACTTAGCCATAAAATTAGCAGAATCAGTAGATACAGGTATTACAAGTATGAACATTGGTCGCCATGAATCAGTCGTTACAAAGAAAAGAAATCACAGTACAAGATTTATTGGGCAAAATTTCAATAACACAAATTTACTTACAGCGTTGCGATACATTGCAAGACACGATGGGCGAATGGTTCTGTTAGATACATTTGGAAATTTACTGTATGTACCAATTTCGTTTAGTGAAAATACAATTGATATATCAAACTCATATAGTTCAGGAAAAAGTAAAAATCCAATTGACAATTCAGCGAATAGAGTTACAGTACAGGGTATTCCTATGGCATTGAATGATTTGGTTATAGTAACTGTAGACGATGCGGAATCACAAACAAACGACGTGCGAGAACTAACAGCACCATTCGTAGACCATACTGTACGAAATAAAAATAGTGCAAAGAGAGTTGCTCGAAAAATTCTACGAGGTCAGTCTTTAATGAAAGGTGCTGAAACAATTTCAAACAGTTATTCTGGTTTAGGACTAAGACCCGGTATGACGGTTATACATGAAGGTAAGAATAAAATAATTACTGAAATTAGACATCAACCCTTTGCTATGAAAAGTGATATATCGTTAATGAATATAGACGTTGGACTTGAAGGTATTTTGCAATCGTTGAACGAAGGGTTTACTGTAGAAGCAAATAACATTAATCCTGAAAATATCTTCCAGATAACGGATGTCAATTTGGCAATGTTCGGAAAAGTAGAACTTAAAATCCATGCTGAAATATATGAAAATAAGGTTATGAGTACCGCAATTCTTATTGGTGGTACATCGAGAGGAACAGTTGGTGGAAGGGGCGAACCTATGGGTGGAAACAAGAGTAGCAAATTCCTGATTGGAAGAGGTGGAGTGTAATGCCAATAAGTAATCACATACGCCGCTTACTCATCGAAACCATTAGAGATAACATCAATGAAGTTGTCTTGGGATTTGATGGTACACCAGCGACCAGCGACGATGGTTCAGCGGGGCGACCTGCCATCACACTCACACCTACGGTTACGATAGTAGATGACGGGACACTTCTAATAGAGGCAACACTTCCACACACAGAAACCTTTACTGAACCCATAAAGGAAGTATACATTCAAACAAGGGGTACAACGAGTTTTACTCCTGTAAGTAGATTCACCATTAAACCAATTACTAAAAATAATTCTAATGAAGTGAAAATTGAAATAACAATTGAGGTGGCATAATGACAGGTAATCCGTTATCAGGACATACAAAAAAGAATATGACATTAACGACTCATACGAGTCTAAGCACTCCTACAATAGAAGATGGGTTATTTGATGGGGAACCAATCATCAGTCCCAGTATAACAAATGCATACGAAGGAATACATGGAAATGGAATTATCCTTGAAGAAGATACTGCAAAGGGGGATGGGGATAGAAACAATCCAATTAACTTGGCAGGTCGAGTAAATGGTGTTGCATCAAGTTCTCATTTCAGGGTAAATGTGTTAGGTGGTTATGCTGTTATAGACGGTGTAATGTTTGCCTTCGGAGGTTCAAATACAGACATAGACCTTATTTCTACAAGCGCACATAAGGTTGGTTCAGCCACCGCACTAAATTCGGGTCAAGAAGCATTAGTAGTAATTTATGTTAATTCAGATAATGATAATAATTCAATAGGATGGGAAATAGGAAGTCCTGTTACTGCTGGTTCATCATACCCACTTGCACCATCTTCATTCCTTAATGACCCTCTATCCTCATTGAATGTAAAACAATCTATTGTACTCGCTACATTGCGTTGCGTTTACGAATCGGGTTCAGGTAATTTAAACATTAAAGTAACTGAAATAAATGATAAGAGAGTATTCATCAGACCTTCTCCTATTTATCTATCACCAGTAACATCAGGCGCAGTAGCGGCCACAGATGCTATCGAATCCCATACAGCCTTAGATAGTCTACATGGTGCTGATGAAACAGGTGCTATGTCTGCAAGTCGCTTTGGTGCTATATGGGAATCTTATGGGACTCAACTATCAAGCACTACTGCGCCTGATAACGATAAAAGTGTTTTGTATTATAGTGGAACACATGCGGCTCGATTTACACGTTCAATCTTTGACCGTGTATTGACAAGCACAGCAACGAGCATAACACTCAAATCTACTGATGCTAATATTCTACTTCTAACCCCCGGTGGAAGTGCTACAGTTACTACAAGTGGTTCTTTCCCTGCTGGTTATATCATTGAGATGCGGAATCTACATGCGAGTAACGCTGTAGTATTTGCTCGTGCTTCAAACTATTCTGTATCGGGAGGAACGCTTACAAGGTTCGTTTGTACTACAAGTCACGCTTCTACTCCTGTGTTCAGCGTCTTATCAGACGACTCAATAGAAACTGTACAACTTGCTAATGATTCTGTTACCACAGCGAAAATAGTTAATGCAAATGTTACCACAGCAAAAATTGCTGATGATGCAATCACCTCGGCTAAGATTGCTGACGGTGCTGTGATAGCGGCGGCTATTGGTGCTGATGCTGTAACAGCGGCTAAGATTGGCGATGATGTAATTAATAGTGAACATATTGCCGCTGGCGCAGTTGACTTGGAACACATGTCTGCAAACTCAATAGACTCCGACCAATATGTTGATGCTTCTATTGATACAGCACACATAGGGAATAATCAAATTACGAATGCGCTGATGGCTGACAATGCAATTGATACCGCTGAACTTGCGGCTTCTGCTGTCGAGACAGCGAAGATAAACAATGCCGCAGTAACCGCTGATAAACTGGCGAGCAATGCTGTTACAACAGCAAAAATAAATGCTGATGCTGTGACGAATGCTAAGATTGCTGATGATGCTGTTGATACAGAAAACATTGCTGATGATGCAATTACAGCCGCACTTATTGATGACGGTGCTATACTTACGGCGGCTATTAGTGATGAGCAAATCACCCTTGCTAAACTCGCTCACGCCGCCGCTAATACAGTTCTCGTAAGAGATGCAAACTCCGCTGGCGACCCATCGTTCAAAGCCGTGACAAACACGCAAATCCTAATTGGTGACGGTACAGGATTCACCGCCGCCGCATTATCTGGTGATGCAACAATGACTAATGCAGGTGTGATAGCAATCGGTAACGATAAAATAACTGCCGATATGATTGGTGACAATGTAATTAATAGTGAACATTACGTCGCCGCTTCAATTGATAATGAACACTTGGCAGACAACGCTGTGGACTCCGACGAGATAGCGGCTGATGCAGTTATCACATCAAAGATACTGAATGCAAATGTTACGACAGCGAAAATTGCCGATGATGCAGTTACCGCAGATAAGTTGGCCGCAAACGCTGTAGTCAATGCAAGTGTAGCCGCAAGTGCCGCAATCACATTTGCTAAATTAGAACCCCTTGATTCAACAAAGATACTTGTTGGTAATGCTTCAAATGTAGCAACAGAAGTTGCAGTAAGCGGTGATGTCACTATGGCAAACACTGGTGCTGTTACTATCGCCGCTGATGCTGTCACCTATGCTAAGATACAAAATGTATCAGCAACAAACGTGTTGTTAGGAAGAGATAGTACAGGTGCAGGTATCGTTGAAGAAATATCTGTTGGAGATGTACAAACCATGTTGAATGTCGCTGATGGTGCTACTGCTTATACTGATTCCGATGCTGTTAATGCTAATGCAACACTCATAAACAATGTAACTGTATCAGCATTGAACAACCTTAATTCTATAAATGCTATCACCGCCAAAGCATCTAAGTTTTCTGCTTATCTTTCAGGGAATCAAAGTTACAGTTCAGGAGCGACAAAGATAACACACAACGCAGTTTTGTGGAATGTAGGTTCTGACTTTAGCACAAGCAATAATGAATATACTGCACCGAGAGATGGTTATTATCTTGTAGCATGTAGTTATTATGCTTCTTCTACACCAACATGGGCGATGTCTCTAATTTACGTATCACCCGCATCAGGTGGAGGGTATGCTATTCGGCTTCGTAGGTTGAGTTCTAACGGTCAAGATACGCATATATCATCAGTAATAAAATTAAGTGCGGGTGATAAGGTTGCTCACTACGCTCATGCTTCGGGAAGCACAACTATACAAGCGGCTCTCACTACTCTCACTTACTTTCAAATTACGGAGATGCTATGATGACACCACAAGAGATGACAACGGGAATGCACAACGCAGGTTTTACTCAATTCGATTATCCTGAACATGGTCTGTATTTTATTGACGGGACTATCAACCTCAATGAATGGCCGAGCAGTTGGGGTACACCACCTACACAAGCCGTCATAAACAGTTGGTAATATGACAATTCTTATCTTTTTCTTGATAGCGTTCATAGCAGGTTTTGTTGCCACATGGCTTGCTACTGTTGATTAAAAGATGAATCAATCCAAAACGCACCGCACTCTTTACATTGAAAGAGATGAATACGTTTACTTTCACCGTCAAGGTATCTCGCCGTTAGGCGATGCGGAATATGCCAATGTGTACACTTACGGCACTTGACCTTTAATCGGTCAATCAATCGTCCCATCTATTCCATGCCTCGACGTGCAATGATGTCATCAATGCGTAGGATAGCATTCGTAACTTCCGCCGCACTCAATACCGCTTGTCGTACAAGTTCTACAGGCTCGATAACACCGAGCGCAAGAACGTCGCATACACCACCGTTCTCGACATCAGGACCTACAGAAGTATTACCTTCCATTAGTTGGTGTCTCATTTCAAGAATCGTATCAAGTGGGTCTTGACCAGCATTCTCAGCGATAGTCGCAGGAATGCTCTCTAAAGCATCTGCAAAGGCTTCGATAGCCATCTGTGCTCGACCACCCACTTGAGCCGCATGGTTGCGTAGATAGACAGCCATACGAGCGTATGCGTTACCTGCACCAACAACAATCCTATCATTAGCCATGACCAACGATACAACTCCAAGAGCGTCATCAAACCCACGTTCGACTTCTTCAAGTGTGTGCGAAGTAGCACCACGTAGTACGAGTGTTGCTTCCTTACTTTCACCAGTATTATTAGAAACAAACAAATGCCATACATCATTGTGCTTCTCTCTTGTAATGTTGGTTGAAGTGTATGATGAGATGTCATCAACTGTTTGGAAGATGACGCTATCAGTAGCACGTTTTAGCGCACGTATAACTGATTCAGGAGTACGACGTACAGCCATAATTCCATGCTTCTTGAGGAAGGCGCATACGTGGTCGTTTACGCTATCACGTACAAAGACAATACCATGCTTGCCGTCGAATGCTTCTACGATACTCTTTGCATTTGAAATCAAATCAGCCTTACCTGCGGATTTGTATGATGAATAAGACGAAGCATCAATCTGTACCTGTACATTCTCTTCACTCTTTTCAACATCAAGTCCTGTGTTGATAAGCATGAAATGACGATAGGTTTCCTTTTCATCCTCTACTTCAAGTACGAAATCCTTGTTGACAATCACACCACCAAAGAGGTATGAGTCATCAAGCGAACCACCGGGGAACGATACCACACGTACTGATTCAGCACTTCCTGCTTGTTCGACAGCAGACACACATAGTTCTGATACCTTGTCGAGAGCGTTCTCAAGAGTCTTACCAGTAATCGCAGTACGTGCAATCTTAAGGTATTCTTCTCTTCCTTCGGCTAACATAGCAACCTCATTACTTAGGTATGTAGTCGCCATGAGAGATGCCTCGTGATACCCACGACAGATGACGTTAGGGTGTAAACCACGAGCGAAGAGAGATTCTGTGTTACCCAGTAACGCACCTGCTAATACGACAGTACTTGTTGTACCATCGTAGCACAGGTTCTCTTGCGTCTTTGCTACTTCTGCAATCATCTTACCACCGGGATGTGATACGTCTACTTCACGTAGAATGGTTGCGCCATCGTTTGTTACGATAACGTTCCCATGCCCGTCTACAAGCATCTTATCCATACCCATTGGTCCTAACGTGGACTTCACGGTATCAGCAATTGTACGTGCCGCACGTATGTTCATCTGTTGTGCATTTGTTCTTCCTATGTCCTGTTCTTTTTTCATTGTGTTCACCAGTTTACTTCTATGTCTACTAATTCTCCCGTGTCTACTGCACGAGAACGAATGTAGCCTTCGCTCTTACCAAATTGGTATAGGTCATATGTGAGTTGAGCATCGCTTAAGCAATACTTAGCCACCTCATCATATTTCCCCTGCCTCCATGCTTTAGGCGCATCCTCACTATTCATAAGTTTGTTGTCGCTTAAGGTATGCTTAACCAAGTCTTTGAGGCTGGTCATGACTTTCTGTTGTGTCATAGCCGCTTTGTTGACGAGGTTCTTTGTATCAATGACGCTTTCTGTTTTCAGCATATCACCTGCTGTCCAACAGTCCAATGCATCCCGTAATACAGGGAGGTCGAATGCTTTGATGTTATGACCGATAATGACACCGCCCTTCTTGACGTGTGCATCTAAGTCATCACCTAATGTGCGAGGGTGTAGTGCCTTTACTGTGGCATCTACAGACAATGATTTGTTACAGTAGATGTTTCCATCCTCTCCGTTCCATGTAGCCACTACTGTAGGCTCGAAAGATGCGGTCTTATCCCATCCCCCTATTTCCCAAGAGTAGTTGCCCGTTTCAATATCTAATGCCATTATGTCACTCATTCTTTTCACCTTTTCTTCTGTAATACATTCTTCCTGAACTCTTCTTTCGATTGAATAATTTCGCCGAGTAGTCCTTGAAGTGCCGTTGCGCTGTACTCTTGCTTACACCTGTGTTAGACATATACATATTCCATATACTCATCTGTAATCTCCAACCATCACCCTCATCATCAATCTCATATGGGGCGCATGCCTTGTATGCTTTGAGCATGTCATCGTGAATCTTACCTTCCTTAGCCTTACTTCCATTGATTTCAACGGAATCCTCAAGCCAAGCAATGAGGTTTTGGAATAGGTCAATGAGAATCTCGTGAGCCATGTCTACGTGGTCCGCAGTAATCACCCACTTCTCATCAAGAATAGCCATGTGAGTAGCGAAGATACCTAAGTAGTTCTCAACAGCAGGGGTGAACGAAGCAACAATTTCAGACATGCTCGCATCCATGTTGCGAAGCAGGTCGTATATCTCATCAGACGCTTGATACAATGCTGTATCAAAGTCAGGCGCAGGGGTGAACATAGTCCACATCTTTTCCTGTACCAAATCTTCTCTTTCATCTTCGGATAGTTCATCCCATTGGGTGAATGTTATCTCACCCATATCGAGTAGACGGTCCCGCATTCTCTTCTCACTTGTTCTGAAATAATCATACAAGTCATCCTTCGTGTAATCAATCTCTTTTGATTGTTTAAAGAACGTACCAAGCCTACGTGTACTCACCTCTTGTCTTGCGTCCATGTCCCAATGCGCCCAGTAAAGCAATACACGTTGGAAGATACCCTTAGTCAGTACGTAGTCCTTAACACCCTTCGGTGGGTACGTAGTAATCCATAGCGACACCATAGAAGGACACTCAACCTTGTTGCCCTTCATGTGCTTAACGAGTGTGTTGTTCCCGCTTCCTACAGGGTTACACGCTGTTTGTAGATACAATACAGTCTCTTGACTGTGCTTGTTTGGAGTAAGTAGAATAGAACCTTCATCGAAATTGATACCCTTACGACCTGCGAGCAAACCCGGTACTGTCTCCATCTCACCAGTAGGCTTTCCATGCTCATCTACAATCTGTTCTGTAGAGCCTATCAGTCCTGCGTCTGTACCTGATGCAAACAACTCGATTGGAATACCGACATTTTCCATAATGTCTCCAACGAAGTTCCATGCAATGGATTTACCAGTCCTTGATGGCTGAATCCAAAAGACGTGAACACGAGGGTCGAGGTGGGTATCACCAGTCGGAATACGAACATATGGTAATGCGAGTTGTCCTTGAATGTAAAAGAATGACAGTAGACCCGGTATCTCATTCTTCATTGATGTTCTTGAGAAGTGCGTAAGATACGCATCCAAAATTGGAAACTTCTGTACTGCTCTATATTCCTTTACTGATGTCATAATTCCACAACCTTTTTCTCTTTGCCGATTTATAAGGCTAAACCTTTTTTCTCCTTGCTTGGCGTACCTCTTCCTCACTTGTTAATACTTTAACGAGTAAACTACGTCGGGTGTCGCCCAACCCTTTTACCTTCTTTAGTGATTCAGGGAATACCATTTCTTCGATACTGCCGCATTGTTCTAACAAGCGTTCAGCAATCTCCCTCCCAATGGAGGGTACAGCCAACAGCATATCCAAACGGATGTCATTAGACGAGACACGGCGTAGTGCGTGTGCGCCATGCTTGCTCGCTGGCTTGTGGAGTTTGTCATGTAGTTTCACTACAAACATTGCCGCCTCACTTAGATTAGGCGTGTAGAATACTTGGCACTCAAAGTCAGACATAACTCTCGCTATCGTACCCATGAGTTCATTTTGTATTCGTGAATATGTAACCTTCTTACCATTCTTCTTTGCCATTGCAACGTACTTGTCAATGGACCCGTGAACGACTAAGAAGAATCGTTCGTAATTGGCATCCATGTTATCGAGTTGTCGCCATAGATGACCGTTGTGTGATGATTGGAATAGGTCGCCAATACTCTTCGCTTCTACAAGCGCACCACCGAGTAAGTAGTCTCCAACGAGCAATGGCTTACGGACTATGTTCAGCCCCGCCTTCGTTGCTCGTCGCTCTATGGACTCGCATAGGCTTCCTCTCTCGTTGCTATCAATAATCAAATCAGGCTTAGGCATTACTCTTCCTCCTCTATTGGTATGTTATGTTTAACGTGATTCACACAGTAGACACTATGTTGTGTGCGTAACTGTTTGCATCTTCTCTTTCCACCACTCGTAAGTGATTTACATTGATACTTCTTTCTCACTTCTTCTTTTTGTTTACAGACATAACATATACGTAGATAACCATCAAAGTATCTATCGGGCTTTACTGTCCCTCTATACTGCCCACAAACGCTACACGGTACAGATGGCATTACATTACCCCCGTACCGTCGTGATAATTACACTTACCAACACATAGACCTTCTTGGTAAAGTGTGGTACAGGAAGCATGAGTATGCCCCGCTTTGACAATATGAGTAACTCGCATAGCGGTATAATCACGGTCAAAGTCCACCCAGTTCTGTTGAGAACATATGTCAACAATGGATGGAACATGAGTCAATCGTTCTTCTTCTGTTACCTTCCAAGCAGGGAAGAACATTCTGAATCTATCGGCAAGGAATGACACGAAGTGATACCTTGCTCTATCAGTAGGGTTACCACCGTTCATTGCCGCTTGCGCTAAACATGGTAAGATGTGTATGTCATCATACGCTACAGTAGGTAAATCGACAGGCTTGATGTCTGTCATTGTCATCAATGGGCTTTGTATGATTTCAAAGTCAAGTCGTTCTCCACCCATACTGATGTAACCAGTATGCGGAACCATTGCTTTGTCCATCAGACCATCATACGTTAGTGTAGTGAGTTCTTCACTTGTTAATGGTATAGTCCAGCAATCTCTCTTCGCATTGAATGAGTTGGGTATGCGTATCATACCGCTTGTATCAAACGCTACTGTAGGGTCATTGCAACGAAACGTACCCAAGACCTTCTCCCACTTGTTGATGAGTACTCTCCCTGAATACTTTACTCGTGAAAGTTCAGAACCATCGGCGGGTTCAATTGTTTCTGAAAGAGGAACCCATACGTGAAATCCTCCACCAGTAAACCATACGAAGTGTTCAATGTTGTTATTGGATAGGTGTCGGTGTAGACCGATTACTTCGGAGTGTGGTATCTCAAAGGGTACATCAACACCACGATTCTTGAAATCCTTACAGTCGAAGTCCATTACAAAGTGGTGGATTCGTGGAGTGTTGTAATCGACACGATGATGCTTAGGGGCTTGTGTTTCATTGTAACCATAAGCCGTAAAGTATACGTTACCACTTCCGTTCTTGCCACGCCAATACTGTTGTAGTTCATCGCTATCCTTTACAATTCGTCGCCACCCACGTTCACCATTAGCAGGTAATTCCAAGACCTCTCTTGGAAAATCAATGGGTACGAACGGCATGTAATCACCGGAATGCTCGTAGGAAGTCGTCTAAGTCTTGTTTCAATTTTTCCATTGTTTCTACAATCTCATTATCCATCAGATAACGTGCATGAATAGTGTATAGAATATCGAGAGGACCAACCGTATCAGGGAAGCCTGTCTCTTCGTCTAACCATGAATCAATGGTTGTCTGTCTATATGATGTACGAATGAAAGGAACCCTGTTAGGTAAGTTACCATTCTCTTTGACTATGATTCTTACCGAATACTCTTCATCTAAAAATTCCTCTAAGAAACGTTGTATTGCTAATCCTTGTGCTTTCATTATATCTCCTCCTTTATGTTGTCTAAGTAGTCATCGGTGAGCGACCAAAATTCACAGTCGCTTTTGTAATCACACCAATTGCATTTTAGTTTCTGTTCCTCCATTGGAACTCCTTTTTTCAATCTTCCTAAGAATGGGTCAGGTGGGAACTCCATGTTCAGATGAGCCTTCACTAACTTGACGAGATTGTTTTCTACGCTACGCATAGCCAACTTACCCTTCTTATCAGTAGCAGACTCATAGTGCAACTTCGCACCAGTCCCGCCTTCTATGCCCCCACCCGGAAACTCCCATCCCCAATGGGTGATAGGGAGTAGTTCATGGTGTGGACTGTTCTCCAACATCATCTTGTAGAATGCCATCTCCTTACGCATGTTTCCCGGCTTGCTACTGTTGTACTTACCAGTCTTTAATTCCATTAGAGCAAAGCCGTTCTCTTCGCTTTTGAAGAGTGTATCAATGAATCCTGATAGATGAATAGGAATAGGCTCATCATCAACGATGACATACCTATTACCGTGAATGTTTGACTCAACACCTACAGGTCGCCAGTCCTTACCCTTAGTAGCAAGTAACCGTCTGAACTGCCAATCAAGCCATTGTTGAATCTGTTCCTCCTCACCGAACTCATACGGTTCAGGAGGGGTGGGCGCAGATGATAGGAAGAGTTCTCTCGCAGTATCTATATCTTCTGTACGTAGTATCTCGCTTTCCTGTTGGCTTGTGAAGTTACCCCAAAACCATTCCATGAGGTCGTGGACATTCAATCCACGAGTGTGATAATAACGGCTCTCGCCTCGTAGTCCCTTGAACTTCTCAAGATAGTATTGTTGTGGACACCAGCCGAATGTACCTATGCTTGACTTTGTAATACGGAGAATCTTGTCTTGGTCCTCCTTTGGATTCCATGCGTATGTACTACGCTTGTACCAGTCCACTTCTTCTGTGTGGCCTGTCTCCTCCCCGTACTCGTCTATTAATTGGCGACTATCATCACCAGTAGGATTCCATCTCAATCTTTCATCTCCATCTCGATGAGTTTCTGTAGGTATACGGCTAAGTCCATTGCTTCTTCTTGTGCGTGTATGAGCCACTTAAGACGAGATAGTTTCTCATCCTCCATACTCACCCCATACTTTGCAAGGCCGACCTGCGCTCGTTCCTGTATCTTCTCGCATACTTCATCTTCTATTCTACTCATTGGTTTTCCTCCCGCCAATTCAAATAATCAATTACTGCATCTGCTGTATCACCATTATCGGGAACTAAAAATTCAGACGACATGTGTGAAAGAGGACCTTCATCTATGGCTACATCCTTACTTAATTCCCATTCAGGAGGTAACAAAGGAACTTCTTCATAACTCCCTATGACTTCTATACGCCATTTGTCATATGTTTCAGGGGAAGTAAAAAATCCAACTGGAATTTTAAAATCACCATCTCCATCGGGAAAATGATAAAGTATCTTTCCCCATCTCATCTCTTCTTCGTTCATCTCTTCTTCGTTCATCTCATCATCTCCATATGTGTCTTAGTTTGTTCTTTGGGTCAAGTAACTTTATCGAATCAATTGTCTTATCCTCTAAAGTAATTATTCGTGTATTGATTGTAGCCATCCTTGAGTCAACCATTGACTTAACATCGACTTCCAAATCACCATCTCTCCGTCGCTCGATTTCATCTATCTTAGTCGATACTTCGGCTTGTACGATAGTACCTATGTATGATATTTTACTCTCTAAAGTAGCCAAGCGGTCCTCGATTGCTTGCATACCATTCTGAATATTGGTGAACACCTTTGTCATTTGAGCAGTAAACGTCCTCTTATCCCTACAATCAAAACACAATTTGTTTGGGTCTGTATTCGTGGAAGGGGTGAAAATCCCTGAACATACTATGCACTTCTTTTCAAGGGTCATCGTATTCACCATCCTCGATTAGTGATGCGATACTCATTGTCTCCATCGCTGTACAGATTTGTACAAGCACCTTCGTGAGAGTGAGCCTCATTTGCATTCTGCTGTTATCTTCTTTCATTGCATCCACGATACCCTTCACCGCTACATCTAATGTATCGAGTGTGTGTAAAGCGGATTCTCTTAGTCGTTCTATTTTATCAGACATCATATATTCCCCCTGTATTTTCTTCGCTTGTTATTGAAACCAATGCTCTCGGTAACCTCTCGGTTCTCCTTCTCGAAATCATATAATCGTTTCTGATTTGTAGGAGTCATATCGAAAAACTCATTTAGTTTAGTTTGTCGCATGACCTTTCCACCGCAGTTACAGCAATACTTTACTGATGAATTTACCGTCTGCGTTTCTTGTACCTTTTTCCAAAATTTCCATTTACTCATTTTATTACCATCCATATTTTTTAGGAACTCTCATTGCTGTTACTGCATCCAAATCCCAGTTGAGGGTTTCGTATACTGATTTGATTTTTGAACGCACCCACTTCTCTACTACAGTAGACCAGTCGATGTCGTAATCCTCAAGTTGATTTACATTCTCGTATGCTATTACATTGGTGAGAGGTTGCCCTTCGGGTACACCGTTTACGAATACCCACTTGATGCTGTCTCCCTTGTTGAAGTCAGTCTTGAGGTATTGGTTAGAGTACCTCGCCGCTTTAGCAGGGTTGGGTACAACCTTGTCATACTCGTGTAGTTTCTTATTTATGCGACCACTTGAAGCAATCTCATCAACAGACTTACCACCCTTGTACAGATTCGTAACAGCAGGTCTAACATTGTTGTACACCTCATTCTCATCAGCACCAGTAGCAATCAACTCGAATGCCGATGAAAGAATCTCCTTCGTTACCGCAGGGGCGTTGGATGCCTTAAGTGAGTAACCAGTTACTTTCATCTTACCTTTATCTTCCAAAGGCCATGATATGAGTCCGAAGTTTCTGTTCTTCGTATTGGCAGTAAACCAGTATGGGAAGAATGCTTCAAACTCGACATCAAGATACGCCAAGTTCAATTCATTCTGTGAGATACCTGTGAGCGTTTCACATAGAGGGTGTGCATCATCAAATGGTACTTGCACATACACGGAGTCCGTGTGTCCTGCAAGAGCCTTGTAGCCACGCTTCTCACACTCATCAACGAGCATGGTGATAGACTTACGACCAAGATATGTAATGGATGATGCAATGGCATAACTACTCCATTGACCGCCAATCTTACGGCTTCCTGTCATTCCATAGAGAGCGTTTACTGCAACCTTTACAGCCATCTGTAACATGTTGTAACCGAGTTTCTCATCTGCATCAGTTGCTTCCTTCATCATTGTCTTGTATTGCTTTCTCAAGGCAAGCAGTTCCTTGACAACCTTCGGGAACAGTCCCTCCTTTGATTGGTCCCAATGGAATGTACCACCAGTACCATGAATGTATGTACCGTCCTTCTCTCGCTTAGGAGGTATGTTGAGTGTAAGTATTCCTTCTCCACCCTCATCAACGAGGGTCGTCCAACACAGGTTAGCGGAGAGAATAATGTTAGGATATAGTGAAGCGAAATCCATGAGAGCGACGTTCTCATGACGACCCGGTACAGGTTGCATAACCCATGCCGCTTCCAATTCAGGTCGTTCTTGTATGTATGATGAAGGGGCTTTGAGTTCGGTACGTCGTCCTATCAATCCCCTGTAGTATCGAGTAACCTTGTGTGTACTTCCAAACTGCACACCGCAGACTTTCTGCAATGCGAAGTGGAAATTAGTACAGTTAAGTTTGTCATCACAATCACGCAAGAGTGTTGTATCAACAAGACAGTAATCAACGAAGTCATCATAGTAATCAGTCCATCCATTGAACACAGTCATACCCTCAATGTCATTTGTTAGTTTACCTCCGAAACCAAGTTCCTTAGCGAACCAATCGAGTTTACGAGATTGTGCTTGACCTTTACCAGACTTTTGCCATATGCCCTCAAAGCCACTTCCATCAGTCCATTGAGCCGCAGTATCAAACACCAGTCGCCCCTTGATAGGTTGACGTGTACTCTTGTACCCACTCCCATCTTTGGGGGGTGCAACGAATATGTTGAGTGGAGACATGCGCCCACGTTCAGCACCGAGCCTTCGGTGTAGATGTGGTAAGTCAGCCCAATGTCCTGCATGAGCAATGAGCATATCAGGGTCACGTTCCTCAAGGAACGTCAAGAAGCCATCATGCATCTCATGCTCGTTAGCATATGTACGTAGTTCATAACCACCATACCTATCAATAAACTCGGTCTTACGAGTCGTGTTGTGTATGCTGTCTCTACTCCATGCAAAGACAACGGGAGTACGAAGGTCGCTGTCTACAACAGCCATGACTGTTGTAAAGTCGTCATCATCATTCGGGTTCCATTCAAGGTCGAAGTACCACTTACGAGGATGAAAGTCAGGTATCTCATCAGGATAGTTTGTCAGAAGAATCTGGTCAAGGTAATTGACATCAGCCTCGTATGTCCAACGTGGACACTTATCCTTTAACTCCCAAAGTAAGTTGGGATGTGATACTGTAACCTTCCATAGATTCTGATTGTGTAATCCCTTCGCTGAAATGTCATAATGTATTTCTGCACCGAGTCTTTGAATACGACGTAGTACATGAGTAGGGGATGCTTGGTCAACCCAACAGAAGGGCTGTACATAGTCATCATCCTCACTCATGATGTATCGCTCATGCAATACACCATCAGCACCCCTGCGCCTCTCGTAGAGAACGGGAGGGTCTGATGGGGATTCGGAGAACCAATCAATTATCATTCATCTCCCTCATCTATAATCACAAGTAAAGTATTGTCTTGGTCGAAGATAATCGGTGTACCATCTCCCATGTGGAATCGTGCTTGTTCATCATCCAAGAACTGTAGACAAGCAGGTAACCAATCTCCATAGTATGATTGTACTGTAGCCGAAGGACCATCAGTATCGCTAATAGACAATGTAGTGAACAGGCGACCACTCGCCGCTTTACCTGCTACAATACCAAACTCTTCCTCACCACAATGAACACGCAGTTTGAACTGTGAGTCATCAGATACGAGTGTACGCATACCCGCCAATGAAATCAAATCCTTAGTTTCAAATAGCGTACCATGAGCCGTTAAGGGACTCTTGTAAAACGTAGTGAAGTTATCACCAATACATGAATTAATTACTTTACTCATTGCATTAACTTTAGCATGGGACTCAATCTCATCAGTACTGGGTATCTGCAATCGGTTACCACCTGCATCAATGTGTAGTGGCTTGACAGGAGATACCTGTCGAAGTGTTACATCATCCTGCTTACTTGCTTTCAAGAACTTAAGGAACTTCTCAAGCATTGCAATATGAATGATGCCTTCTTCTTCTATGTCCGATACGACAAGACGCTTGCGTAGATAGTAATTAGCATACGCTACTTGAACGGTCATGTATATACCTGAACAGTTGATACGAAGGTCCTCAATACCTTTAGTGAAACCACTAAGGAACTTCATCAAATCACTTCGGTCTACGGTTATCTTAGTCATACAATCAACTCTTTTCTCTTTGCCGATTTATAAAGGTGGAAAGGAAGAAGGAGGATAAAGTGATAGAAAAACCCCTGTCATGGTCGATGAAAACCAGAAGTCGGAATGAAATTTCCCTCTTATTACTTGACAAACTTTCCCCAATACCTAACATGCAAAAGGTATTGAATCACAAACTCCCATCGTATAATTCAGGGAGGCCGAACCATTCAGGCTCGCCATCAGGACGTGTAGTGAATACCTTTCTTCGCTTGTCTTGAAGTTCAGGATTCATCTTCGCCTTAGAGAATTTGACATAGTAGTGCATCGCTAACAACTCACCATCTTCATTGAGTTCTTCTTCCTTCTCGGTAAGTAAGATAGTCGGTAAGTAGTTGTTCGTTCGCTTCTCCCAATCAGGTACGAAACGCTTGTTGGGTCCATAGAAGTCCTTAGTTGCCATGTGGGTTTCCCATATGACCTTAACACCAAGTCGAACTAAATCACGAGACAATGCTGTGAGTTGGTGGAACCGTGTGTTACGGATAGCCCATGTCGCTTGCTTCTCAACCTTCGCTGAACCGCTTCCGTCTGCCGCATCAATGGCATCGTTGGACAAACCTAAGTCCACGATACGCATGTTGTTGGCACATATCTCTAACCATGAATCAACACCACTAATGATAACACCCCATACAGGGTTGCCCTTTGTTGCTTGGTCATGTACATACTTCATGATGTCCATGACACGCTGGTGAGTAGCGGGATAGTTGTAAGCAGTACGGTCATTGACCGCCATTGCCCACGGGTTCCATGATACGATGTTGTCCTCTTCTGTGTGTAGTGCGGAAGCAAGCATTGCTACGCCCATATCAAAATCGAGTACGTGTAGTTTAGCGTTGGGGTCTTTGGTTGTATCTTTGGCAAACCAATCGAGCATGATACCCGACTTACATGTGCCATCAAATCCAGCCACTCCGATGAAGTCGTAGCGTTGTGCCTTAGCCTTCTCCATCATTGTTTGTTCTGCTCGTAGGTGAGCGAACGGGTCATCATTACTGACAGCCGCCGTTACTTTTGCTTGTACCTTCGCCTTCGCCTTCGCTTCCTTTTCTTCGTTCTTAATTTCTGTTACTGTTGTTCCAAATCCTGACATATTTATTCCTCCTTTTTGTCTTTCAACATCCAAGCATACGCACCCCAAACAGGATTAGCACCTGTCACGCACCAACCAAAGTTAGCCTTATCGTTTTCATCCGTGTATGTTTTTTGTTCTTCATCACTCCAACGATATAAACAAGGTCTGTAAAACGAAACATCGCCATCTTCATCGGGTTCTTCTAATACAACACTACCTAAACCATCATGTGGAGGCAGTTTGTTCAATTGCTCATTCAAATTGACCAACTCCTGTATCGCCACCAGTTGCTCGTTGTCGGCTACGTCGTGGGTCTGCAAAGACTCCCATGACGCTTATCTTAGGAGATACAATACCATTGTATTCCTTCATACCTAAACGACCAAAGACAAGTACTGTAGAGCGTTCGGCGTATTCAAACGCCTCCTCACCCCATCCTGCTACGAACGGTTGAGTAAGGTTACCCACCGCACCTGCAATCCAGCATTGTACATCACCAGTAATACTACTTGATAGTGTCATAGAATAGTTGTAACCTTCGGGGTCGAAGTCGCTTTCACGAGGCTCGCTGTTGAGCGATGTAACCAATCCCCTTGTGATAACCAACGGACCCCATTGACGACGCTCGCCACCAATGTCTCCGCTTTGCTTGCCACGTTCATACGCATCATCCAATTCATCAATTGGTACGTAGTACTCATGGAAGGCAGGTAATGTCCAAAACTTTGAAGGTTGAAGTAGAGAGCGTACATCTTCGGGAAGGAACTCATCTGTGTATTCAATCTCAAAGTTACTGTAAACACCGAGCACATCTTTGAAATTATCTGATGCCTTCTCTCGTGGTGGAACAACTTGTATCTTACAAGGGCGACCCTGTTGGATATTGAGTTCCGTAAGTTCATTGGTCAAGTCAACACGCCATAGAGACACCTTGTTGTTCTTAACCAGTTCTTCTTCCTCATGTCCGAGGAAGTATGCATATCGACCCATGCGCTTGAATGGCGCAGGGTCGCCGTTGTATGAGGTAAGACAGACCCAATCACTTCCTGATTGTAGTCCATAAGGTGGGTTCTCATCACTTGATGCTTCGAGTTTCTTGACACCATCCTTTGTGTGTAAAGACCATACTGAACCAGTCTTTTCAAACGCACCAAGACGACCACTTCCGATTGCATCGGACGGGTCCTCTGCATACAACTTGAGATTGCTCTGTACAATGTTAGCAAGTCTGTCTCGCTTACGGTCTTGCACACCTAAGAATGAACCAACCCATGTGGAGAGGTTCTTACTACTTCCACCGCTTTGCTTGCGAGTTTCAGTAAACACTTGTTCAGCCCAATCGACCAACAAATCATCATCTTCATCAGCAGGAGAGTCGCAACCATAATGCGTTGTAATGTACTCAAGGTACATCTTCTTCGCATCTTCTATTGTCTTGCTTGTGCGCTTTGCATAGGCATCCAAACGAAGCATTACTCCTTTGGGTAACCCATCCTCGCTCGCTTCTGCTTGTACAGTACCAAAGCCACTTCCTGTATCTTCTACGTTTTCGTATTCATCTTCTTCTTTCCATGTCATCTTAATCACCAATCTTTCAATATTTTTTGTTCTATTTCTTTTGTTATTTCATACGCCTTGTCTACAGCAAAGACAACATCATCTTCTCCTGTAGTAATCAAAGCGTGGAATATGATACTCATCATGAGGCAACGTGTTGCGTCTGCGCCCTTGTCGAGTGCGGGTTTGAAATCAAAACTCATTCTTCCAACTCCTTTCTTAGTCTTGCAACGAACACATCTACATACGACTCGTCGCTTCCTATGAACTCATGAACGATTTCCATCATCTGACCCCATACGAATATGATACTGAATGCTGTCTCCGCATCCTTGTCAAAGAACTTAGAGACATACTTGTGAATGTTGTACATGAATTGAGTGCGCCCTGACGACTTGTTTAATCGTTCATGTAGGCTTTCACGCAAGTCATTGAACTTGTTATTCGATACATCCTCCCACCAGTTCGCCCCATCAGAAGCATTCTGTATGTGGTCAAGCGCATCAGGTGAACGCTTTAGTGAGGTAAGATAGTTTACACTCTCACGTAGGTCGCCGTCAAGAGATTCGACAAGAGCAGGATAATTCTTCACCCATTCAGTCGGAAGGAAATCAAGGCGAGAAAGATGCTTCGCACCTTCACTTCCCCCTACTCTTTCAAATGTATAGGTTCGACATCGACTCTTGATAGCGTCGTGTATCTTACCCCCATCGTTCGCAGTAAGGATGAAGATGACCCGATTAGCATACTGTTCCATGATTCCACGTAGCGTTTGTTGAGCAGGTATAGTGAAGCCATCAAATTCGTCAAGAACTATTACCTTGATGTCCGTACCTATGCCCTTCAATCGACAGAACAATTTGAGTTCATCACGAACATAGTTGATACCACGTTC